ATATGTACCATAAGTATTAGTTGGAGAAGGGTTATTGTTTACTACTCTATAACACCATACTTCACCTACTTGACCACAATAATGATTACCTAAATTAACAAGAGAGAATACATAATTATCTTTATCATCTTCTGCGTAATTAGTAACTTTTACCTCTCTACCTGCATACATATCTATTGTTTGTCCATCTTCCACGCTATCCGCACCAACAAAACTACTTGTTTGTCTGTTCATAGATAAGCCATAAGCCTTTTGGTCGTTATTAGTAGATATTACAACAAGATTTAACATTTCTTCGAGCTTTTCAATTCTATTGATATAACTATTAAGCTGTTCATCTGTAATACTCATACCATTTTTATTTCTTGAAATAGCTCTAAAATCTACGATATTAGATATATCAATAAGTGTAGTATTTGTTCTTGCAACAGAGAATAAAGGCATTGCATATATCAATGCAGTTTCATTATTATCACCTACAAGATAATTAGCACTTGTTGTTTCTGAATAATAATATTCACCATCTGAATCATATTTAATTTTACTGCTTGATACGCTTGATGTAAGACTTGTCATTATAGAAGCAATATTATTTGTAGTTGGTTCAGTAGTTAATCTTGTAGTGCTTATTTTCCATTGCAATTGAACTCTTTTAGATGTTTTCAATGATATTCTTGGGTCTACCATATTAAATGATATTGTTTTATTATTAACACCGCCATATTTAGGAATACTAACGCTTATACCATCATCATTAAAATTAATTACTTTAAAATAAAGTTCTAAATAAACAAAATCATAATAAACATCGCCTGAACTTTCAGGGTCAGGTAATACTACTTCATTATATCCCTCTTTGGTAATAATTGTTGTATTGCTGTTTGCTAAAACAGAACCATAAACATTAGCTGTTAAACCATCTATAAGAAAATCAAAGTTTTTAACAAAGAACGTATTAGGGCTTGTAGTTGTACCACTGTCTTTATATATTGTATATGAGGGCGTATTATTAGTCCTTTGTTTAACTCTATCAATCAACATACCGTTGGTATTCATTTGTTTCATCATTTCTCTTTTTTTGTTGAACTGAATCCACTGCATTTCATTGACTTCATCTTCCAATAAATATGCGTCTGAACCGCCAATAATAGAAACAAAAGAATTTTCATCACTATATTTACCTACGGCAGGTCTTGTAAAACTTGGGTCATAAGCCATTATATTTCCCTCCTTTTTTATATTTTTTATATTAATTATTTTCTTAATACCTTATCTTTAATATAAATAAAATGGTGAGTTTTATTAGATATTTCCTCTAAACTCACCATATATATTATTTAAATCATTTATTAAAAAATTTATTTTAAATTTTAAAACTATTCATTAACTACGACTTTTAATTCTTGATATTTATTCATCATATTAATCCATTCTAATTCTTCATCAGTAAATGGTTTATTATTTCTACTTTCCATATCAATAGTCATAATTGAATTTAATTTTGTTCTTAATGTACCTAACATAGTATAACCTATATTATTTGCTGTTCTAAAGTTATCTTTATCACCAATTAATTTACCATAACATAATTTTTCTATCATTTCTTCTGTTTTATATCCAATATTATTTGAAGCCAATTTAAATGGGTCTGTTATTGTTGCATCTTCTAATCTCATAAATATTGTAGCTTGATTAAATTCTTCTTTCATTTCTTTGTCATTTAAAGTATTATATTTTCCTAAAGGAGTATATAATATAGAAAATGTATCAGAATTTTCATAAGTAATAAGGTTTTTATTTAATACAATACCATAAGCATATTTATCATTTAATTTAATAAAATCGAAAGCATTGTAAGTAACTAAAACACCATTTTGATATACTGTAAGTGCATCTTTATCAGATAAATCAACAAACTCATTATTTTCAAAATATATAAATTTATTACCCTCTACGTTTATTCTTTTAATGTTAGTCTTACCATACATAGTTAAATCCATTTTTAATATTTCTTCATTAGTTATACTTGCTATTTCAGACATTTTATCTCGTTCAGGAACTAAATCAACATATTTTTTAAATCCATTTTCATCAGTAACTATTTTTAAATGTGTTTCATATTCATTTAAATTGTTATCTTTTTCACTTCCACTAAAATAATCTTCTGTTTCATATTGCAAACTATAATATTCTCTATTATCTTTAGGTTCAATTACTGTTTGTGCTTCATCTTTAACAGTATTATATATATTTTTCTTTATATCTGTAAAAGTTTCTTTTAAATCACCATACATATCTTGTGCAAAAATACTATCAATTTTACTTTGATTAACAGCCAATCTACGATATGGGGCTTTCTTTTCATTTAATTTTTCTTGTACATATTGTAACCACATATATTGGGTTGTACCATTATATGTACTATCCCAACCATTTTTAAGTTTCCAATAATCAGCATTTAATAATAATCTACTTAATGTGTTTTCACTTGGGAATAATTGAAAAGTATATTCAACATCAGAACCAAATGTAGCTTCTCTAAAATTAAACTCGTTTTCAAAAAATTCTGTATCAGTAAATTGATTAGTAGCATCTACTATTTCATTAGCAGTTAAACCAACATATATTAAGTATAATGTATGAGCTGGTTTAATCATATCCAATAAGAATTTTACATTCTCCATCATTTCCGCACTATCATCATAGCTATCTAAATCTTTTAATATCTGTACAGCAAATCTAAATTGTTTATCTACCGTTAAATTAGAGAATATATATTCATCATTTTTATAAAGCTCATATAAATAATTTTCATAACCTGTAAATTTCTTTATAGCATTTTGCATACTTTCTTTACTTGGTCCTTTTATAAGAACTTCATATACAGCACTAATCATAGCTCTATATTGGTCGTAAGTCCATTTAGCTTTCTTTGGTAAGTCTATCATACAACCAAAGTTGTCATACAATAAATCATCGTCACACTGCTCTATTTTGTCATCATCTAATGCGTTAAGCCACATACCACGTTTTACTTTTTGTAAACCATATTTTGTTTCTGCAAGTTGAATGGCAGCAGTTCTTAATATTTTATAAAAGTTAGTATCAATGATTTCTGTATTATATGACAACGGTAACATATTTAATAAATGTTTTATTGTTGTTTTAAAATAAGTATTTATTGAAGTATATTTATTTGATAATAATTTTAATGTAGCAGCAGATAAATCATTATGTTCAATTATATAAACAATTCCTAAATCATCTTCAAAATTAACATAAAGATTGCCTAAAAGTTTTTCTTCTTCCTCAGAAGCAGATAAATATGCAGGATAACCTAATGTATCTGTTGGTACTACAAATTTATAATAACTTCTTACATAATGTGAATATAACAATCTTCTTGCAGTAGAAGCATCCCATAAGACAAACAATTTATCTGTTTGTGATTCTTCGCTATCATAAAAACTTATTTGACTATATCCACCGTCACCTACATCTTCATCGTCTTTTATATAATTATAATTTATAGTGTAATTACCTAAACGAGAATATAAATAATAGTCAGGTTTTTTAATAAAGTTATTAGGATTATCTTTTATATTACTTTTAAATATAACTAAACCACTTGTATCGTCATCAGCACTAAATAATTTATTTTTAAAACACCAAGTGCCTGTTTTTAATAAGTAAAGCATATTCTGTATTTCATCATAAGCATTTTTATTTTTTTGAATAGATATATCATCATCTAATATTTCATAATCAGAATATATCTTAAAATAATTACATTCATTTGTAAAAACAATAACTTTATCAGCATCATTTTTTAAATCATATAGTAAATTACCTTCCGTTAAATATTTTATATCTTCATATTTAAATTTGTTATCTATATAAACATTATAATTGTTCTTTTGAGAAGAATAATTGTCGTTATAGAAAGTATAGAAAGCAAAGTATTGTCTTATACCACCTGTTAATTCTATATCATCATATTTATAATGGAACAATACATATCTTGCCCAAGTACTTTCTATATTCATTACATTAGGACCAGCTAAGTGTAAATCAGAACTTAATAAAGTATTTCCTGTTAATAAATATCCTGTTAATCTACTTATTAAATTACAATAATAATATTCAACAACATTTGGATAATAAGCAAATTTTTCACCATCATTATTCAATTTATGGTAAACATCATATACGTAAGTACTAAACCTATCAGGACTTACAAAAGGCAACCAATATTTAACAGAAGTAATTGTGTTTGTAGAATATAATGAATATAAATCTTCCATTTTTGAAATAATACTACTTTGTATATCCCCATCAAACATTTCTTGATGAGGATAATTTAGTTTATAATAATATTTATCATTATTAAATAATTCAGTAGTATTATCCGTATTACTCATATCTGTTTCAAATTGAATAAATGTATCTTCTGTTGATTCTGTTTTAGGATTTTCAACACATTTTTTTAAATATTCAAAAAGATTATATAATTTACAATCAGTATATTCAGAACCTACTTGCGTAACAATAAGAATGTAAAAATCTACTTCCATAAATAATACTCTTTTTATATCAGCAAAACTATTTCTTTGTGAGTAAGAAGAAATATAATTATTAAATAAATCTTCAAAACAAACATTTTGTTCTTGTAAATTAGTCAATATACTTTTTACATCATTATCAACAGCTCTGCTTTCGGTCTTTTTTACATAAAATGGTATTGTTTTATCTGTATCATTTATATGATTCTCGAAAATACTTAAATCATAACAAAATTTCATTCCATTAGATACTAATGAAGAACCTGTTTGAGAACCACCTTGTTCAAAAACACAGTAAACAAAATTTAATCTATCAATAATATTTTTAAAAGGTATACCTCTTAATGTACCTGAAAAAGAATCATCAGATAATGAAACATCATTACCAAATATTATATCAAACTGAGCATCAAATAAAGCTTTATACGCACTTACTGTTTCAGTTGAATTGGTGATATTATTTCTTAATGTATTATTAATGCCATAATCAAAACTATTTAATCTTATACCATTATTCAAAACAACATCACCCCTTATTCTGTATCTTCAATAGTTGTAATGGCAATATTTCTTAAATAAAAATATTGATTACCTTTTAATTTAATTATATTTTGTGCTTCTCCGTGTACCTTTCTTATTTCAGTTTCAGAAGATTCTACATAATAAACGCCATCCATTCTCTGAACTATTGCAATAATATCTGATTTCTTTAATGTTATACCTAATTGAGCTGAATCATTTATTTGTTCTGTTAATGTATCAATAATATTTGTTTTAGTATCACTTACTTCTTGTGTATCATCAAATTGAACACTTAATAAAATCTCTAATGGATATTCCTCTGCTGATTTTACTAAAACATCAGCTGTTAAACATTTAACAGAAGCTATTTTTTGTTGTAATGTATAAATCAATGAATTATAGTTATAGTTTACTGTTATATTACAATTTGTTCCTACTGTACCTGTATCATTAAGAATATTATATGGATTAAACCATTTAATTCTATAATTTGACATTATACTTCCACCATATAACAAACTATTAGTTTCTACTAATGCAAAATCAGGAGTTGTATAGTTTCTTACATAATATTCTTCTGCTTTTTTTACAAAAGTAATAGTTGAAGTATATTCATTTAACATATATGTAAGAGGAAAATTAAAATCAATTTTATATATTCTACTGTTTACTATATGTTCTGTAATTGAAAACATTTTTATAATTTCATCATCAGCATCAAATTGTAATATAGATGGTAATGCAGTAGTATCTTCACCAAACACAATACTTGATTCTTTCTTTTCATAACTCATTAAAATATTATCTGTACTACGAATACTTATATCACTAAGAGTAAAATCTAAATCTATTGGTGAATATAATGTTTCTCCATCTTTTTCATAAGTTTTTCTATAAAAGTTTCTTTCAAATATGCAAGTATCTCCTTTGTTTTCTCTATAATAATCAGAAGCAGCTTCACTAATTGTTATATCAAGAACACCATCTACTAATGTATAATCTTCTAAATAATTTCCGTTATTTATTATACTATCACTATTTTCATCAGAATAAATACTTTCTTCGTCAATCAAACCAATAACATCATCATTATAATTAGTATTATCCATAATTAAATGACAACTTACAACACCTATATTAGGTATTGCACTAACATATACTTTTACATTTATAATTGTTTCATCATTTGTTAAAGAAACAATTACATAAATATATGGTTTATTATAAACAGTTACAACATTTGTTTCTTCGTTACCAAAATCAACATCTGATTTATAATTAAATAATTTATTTTTATAATTGCTCATTTGTAATAATATATTGTTTTGCATATCTGTATCGTTAATATATTCAGAAAGCAAACTTACCCACAAACTTGAGCCATATCCTGTTTCTGTAACTAAAGGTTGAACTGTTTCTATCAACAAATCACTTGAAGAAGTAAAGAAATTAGAATAAGTTAATTTAGTATCTTTAAAATATCTTTTATCAGGAGTGTCCATTTTTTCATATATAAAGAGTTTTGTTTTATTATCGTCCAAACATTTAATTATGGTATATTCATAATTTGGATAGTAATAATAATCTTCTTCGTCCGCATCTGAATTTACCATATCATCAATAGCAAAAACAAAATCTATTGCAATAATTTCATTATATATATTTCTATGTACTGTAAATTTATAAGGAAGTGAAGCCCTTAATGAATACTCTGTACCCGTATATTCATAATAATCATCAGTGGTATCACCATCGCCATAATACTCTCTTATATAACCGTGTTCATCTGCTACATAAGTTTCTTTTTCTATATCAATTGATTTACTAACTGTTGTTAATTGTGTGACTATTTTGTTTGAAACATTAGTATTACAAATATTACACATTTCTCTTTTAATAGAATTAAGCATTGTTACACCAGCTGAAAAATCTTCATCATTTATTGTAAAGAATTGCCATTCACCTGCATCATTCTTATATAAAACATATTCTTGTTTTACTGAGTAATAATCATAAGTTGAATAATTAGTAAAATTATCTCCCTCGATATTACCACTAAAAATATCATCATTAAATTTTACAAAAAAGTAATAATTGCCTGCATCTATATCGTCATCGTTTAAATTTACACCTTTTTTTACAATATCAGAAATAGAGTTTGTATCTACATAATAATAATAACAATCATCTTCATTGTTGTACACATAATCTAATGAGGTAAACTTAGTACCTTCTTTTATTAAATATCCATTATCATCAAATTCAGGACCAGATAATTTTAATTCATTACCATCTTCGTCCTCAACAGCATCTAACAATGAAAAATCTTCAATACTACTAATTGGCACATCTGAATAGTATACAGTAACACCGTTTTCATCTCTTACTATATAATCAGAAATAAGATTTCCATCTCCAACGCCAAAAGAAAATTTAATAGCAAAATATCTTTTTTGGTCTTCTGTTATATCACCATTATCTGTATAAGCATACATATAATACATAGCGTATTGATAAGGAGCTTTTCTGTCTGTATCTGTAATTCTATATAAATAATTACTATATACATTAAAATTTACATTACCAGTATATTCAGGTTCATATCCATTTAAATTATCAGTATTGCCTATATATGCTGTTGCATCTTCACTATCTAACCAATAAAAATCGTGAAAATTATCATCATTTTCTATTTTTTCATCAAGTTCGTCAATTACTTTACTAATTGCTGTAAGCCTTGAAGCATTAATATCAATATCATTTAAAGTTGTTGGTGAACCTAATTCGGTTAAATTAGTATATACAGATTCATAATCATAGTTAGAAGCGTTTCTCAAATATCTTGTTGTTGTTGAACCATCACTTAAAACTTTATTATAAGTAATAGAATTTATATCAGTAAGAGGTTTCCTTTTTGAATTAATAATTAATGGAGTATACGCATAACTATCTGTATAACCTAAATTATCCAAACTTATATTAGAAGTAAATGTAGCTGTATCAGATTTCTTACCTTTTACATATATATCAACCATACCACCTGAGTGTTCATAATTATCATCTAAATCTCTCAACATATCGTCATCGCCTGCTGAAACTACACTTGCATCTTCAACATAATCAGAGTTATAAATATATGACATATAACCATATTTTGTACCTATATTAGCACCTAATAATGCCAATCTAATTCTCATTCTTAATGATGTATCACTTTCATTATCAGAACCACCTGTAAAGGCTATTGGATTACCAAATGTTAATATATTATTATCTAATGTTGAACTTTTTCTTATTACTGTATTTGCACTAACATTATAAGCACTACCTGTATCAGAAGATAAAGCATCAACATCATAATAGTAATATCCGCTATCACCTAATGTTAAATTTGAAAGATTTATTATTTGATAATATTCATATTGTTCACGGTCTAATGTAGAATTATCACTTACATAATAAATATCCTTTGTATTAGTTGTAGTAAATGATTTAGCAGATGTAGCATATGTTGGCACAGTCTGTACAACAGTACCACCATATATAACGGTATCAGTATCAGTTGTTTTGAAATAAAACCTTATAAAACCTGATGATTTTGTAGCTTCGTTTCTTGTTATACCATAGTTAGAAGCTAATCTTTCCAAATCTTCATCAGTAGCTGTTAATATAGATTGATTGGTTTCCATAATCTTCATATCAAAATTCAAACCAACTACTTCATCTGCAACAGGGTCAATAAATACATCTCTTAAAAAAGTACCCTCTTTTGTATCTGCGTTAGGTAACTTATCATGAATGTTATTTATCATACCCTCTACAACTTCATTTAATGATTTTAATGTTATCAAATTATCTCACCTCCTATGTTAAATCTCTAATGTTTGTGACATTACATCACCTACGATATTTGAAACAATTATTGTAATTAAATAACCCGTTGGACCAACTTCTTTTACATTTACAGATACAATATCTTGAATTATCTCTGTTGCTTCTAATGTATTATTTTCATTAAACTCTACTACTTGAACTTTTTGTAAATATTCTTCTGCCTGTCGAGCTAACATTTTTACTTTATTTTTAGTAATTGTATCATTTTTACTACCAATCAATGAATGTAATTGACTTCCCCAATTCTGATGAAATAAATTATCATATTTATGGTCTATTATAACTTTTAACATTTCTTGTTGTAATTTAGCTTCGTCTGTTGTTGTCGCTATTTGACCATCGTCATCGAAATATACATCAAAATAATATCCCTTTCCATAACATTTAGGGCATAATTGATAATCATAGATTTTATTATTTACAGTATGATTACAAGCATTAAATCCTTTAATATCGTAACTCATTTTGCAACCACCCTTTTATTATTTTTCTTTTATATATTAAATAAAAAAACTGTTACTTGTGATTTTAATTTAAATAAAATATCCCCTATTATTTGAAATAGGGGATATTAAATAATTTAATAATATTTAGTCTTTTAATTCTTCTTTATAACTCTTTGTAAAGTATGTTGAAATGATATCAATTCTATGTTTATTCTCACAATCAGCATTATTTTCTACATTGCTACCGAATAAGCCTTCACCAGATTCAGCACCATGTGTAACACTCTCATCAGCAACAGTACCTTCCTCAGGTTCTTCGAAATCAACGCTATAAAGAGTAATACTGTTATCGCCTGCAACAACAAGATTATGTTTAGCGTGTATCATAATATCCTCTGCTTCAATCTTCAATGTTTCATCAGATTTCTCACCAAGAGTAAGACCATTAAGGTCAATCTTGTCAGCATCTACTTTAAAAAATCCTGTTTTAAATCTTATTACATCATTTTGAACATCTTCTATTGTAACTAATTTATCTTTATCATCCTTTTTATCATAAACTCTTCTATGTATTCTCAATGTTTCTTTTTCTTCTTTAATTTTTTTATAACCTTCGACCACATCAGCATCTTCATCGTCACCATAATAAATGTTTTCTTCAACAACTTCTGTACCCTTAACTACTTTTTTACTCATACTTTCATTTGTCATTTCCAATAATGAATTGTTATTTTCATCAGTAAATACTTCTCGCTTAATACTATCAGCTGTTAATCTTTCTCTTGTATAAGCTCCATCTTCTTCGTTACCGCTATACATTTCTTTTACTATTTCATCTCTTGACATTGATTCTTTTGTATAATGGTCTCCCTCTTCTGTATATACTGTTTTAACTATTTTTTCTGAATCCATTTCGTGCTTTGTATAACGATTTTCTTCGTCTTTATATACTGTTTTAGTTATTTTATCAGGAGTAATTTCTTCTTGTACATAATCTTCACTATCAGGAAGATATACTTTTCTTAAAATACCTATTTCAGATAATTCTTCATCAATTTTTATTTTTTCAATATCAACATTTCTTTTTATATATTCGGAAGTCATTTCTTCCTCTGTTTTATATCCCTCTGTTGTTTCAACAACTTTATAAATTCTTTCAGAAGTTTGATTGTACTCAGTAACACAGCCGTGTTCATCACTACAAGTAGCAGTAATATCTTGTGGCGTAATTACAATTAAAGTTTGGCATCTACCGTTAGGTAAACGAGGATATTTATTATGTTTTGAATAATTTTCATCGCTTTCATCTACCTCATCAACATTATCTTCTGTTGCAATTATCTCTATAAATCTATCATTTGCATTTATATTTATTTCTAATTCACAATCACTTGAATTATATTTACAATTTTCTTTATCTGATAAATAAGATGGGTCATCTACATCTTTCTCACCTTTATTAGCTTTACAATAAATATTTATTTTATCAGATTGACCCCAATAAATATAATTATTACCATATCCTGAAATTGAAACTTCACCTGCTTTTAATACAGGGGTAATAACAGAAGGGTTTGTTGGTACATATCCTAAAATAGCTTGTTCACCATTATCAATTTTTCCTGTTATAGCTAAACTATTTTTAGGTGGTACAAAATCTATTCCACAATGTCTATCATTACCAGTCCAAATAAACGGACTTGATAATTTAACACAAGGGATATATGAATTTGTAGAATATTGAGCTTTTCTATTTTTTAAATCGTATTCTTGGTCTTCTGCTTCTGTCCAATCAGCACCAAAATATGTAGGACCAGATACACCACCATTATTACCTCTTGTCCAAGAAGTAACAACGGTATGACTATCACTTCTATATAAACCTTTTGTATCTAAGAAATATTCTGTTTTATCTTCTGATGTTGCATCTTCTGCTAAATTATCATTCAAATCTCTATAATTACTAATTGTTGAATATCTTAACCTTAATTCAGGATTACTTTGTTCTTTTACATATACATTTGACATTCTTTCTCTTGTTGCAGCCTGCGTTTCATTAAAAACATTATGTTGCAACATATTAACATCAACTTGATATGCACCAGGAACATTTGTTGTTGCCATATATTTTTCACCTCTAAAAAACTAATTTTTATGGATTTTTTATAAATTAATTTTTCTTATATTTATTCCAATACTGCTTCGCATATTTTCTTCGAGCATCCATACCTTGCGTTCCACAAATTTCATATTTTTCTCTTACAAAATCGGCAGCTAAAGTTACACCCTTTTCTGAATTTTCTACTTGTTTTAAATAATTATATACGGCTGAATAGCTTTGTTTCATTTCATAACAAACAAATTTTATTTGTCCTTTCAATGATAAATAATCTAAATTATTATTACTACAATATTTCTTCATATTTTCATATCTACCACCTGCGTTCCACTGAGCTATACCTAAATGAGCACCATTATTACTTGCTTTAGGGTCAAATCCACTTTCAGTCATTAAATTACCTAAAACACCACAGGCAGCAGCTGTATTAATACCCATAGTCTTTTTAAGTACATTAAAGCAATATCCTACTGAATCTGAACTATCAGCTGTTGCACCGTCATCTTCTGAACTTCCACCGCCGTCACTATCGTTATTACTTACATTAACAGCATCAGTTGAAGATGAAAGTATTTTAGTCCAAGCCTGACTATAATATGATTCAGCAAATGCTCTCATTTCGTCTGTCATTTCAGGTTCTACATAATAACCTAAATACAATGGACTCATTTTATCATATATACTTTCTTCTCCCATCATTCTACCACCTGTTAAATCTAAGGTCATTGTAGAAACATCACTACATTTTATACTTCTACTTATAGAATTTATGTAATAAATACTTTGTTCAGGGTATTTATTAGTGTCCCATAATCCTGTTTCCATATTAGGGTGTTCGTCATAAGTAAACAATCTAATAGGATTTCCAACTTTTATATCAGGATTTTCTACCATTGTAAGACTTGCTGTAAATCTACCAGCAGCAGATTTAGCTAATATACAATGCCCTAATAATTCCAAATCTTCTTCACTTGAAACAATAGGAGTTGTTACGCTTGGTGCAACTCTTACACCAAATCTTAATATTGTATCTATTTCAGGTACTGTTCTTTTTAATTTCATATCAGAACCCGAACTATCATAAACATTCATAAATGTTTCTGAGTTCATATCTATAGAATTATATATTTCACTATCATCATCTGATAAAACAAAACTAATTATTTCATTAGGTAATACCTCAGGAATAAGTGGGTCTGTGAGCATTGAAGTTGTAACACCAATAGTATTTACTGTATCTGTTATTCCTGATTGTTCATTATACAAAGTTGTTGCTAATTGAGCTACAAATGAATTTGTTATCAATTCATTATATTCTTCTCTTGCTTTGCTATCTTTTACATCATACTCAAATACTAAAAATTGTGTACCAGCAGGTAAATCATCATTAGCAGAATATTTTTGTAAAGTACCAACATTTAAATATTTTATTTCACTTGCATAAATTGAAGTACCATATAAATCAACAGATACATTTGCTAATGTATCTCCTTCTTCTGCTTTATAAATTTTAGCAGTACAATATTCACATAATGCTTGAATTTTAGATAATGTAGCAGCATCAGATTTATCCAATTTAGCCCCTATATCTTCTCTAAAACTTAAATCAAGTTCATAACCCATATTGTTCTCTGTTAAATTATTAACACCTAATACGTGGTTGGGAATTTTAAATACAATGTTGCCTTCTTCATCTTGGAAAAATTCCATAAAACAAGTATCTGCTATTTCTTGACAATAACTTAATCTTGATTTAAATTCAGTAGAAAAATAATCAGGTGTACCATTAAAATTTTTAAATATATATGGAATTACTTTTACAGGTTCTATTCTTGTTAATAAATATCTTGCAGGAATACCTGCCTGTAAACAACAATTTGCTATAATTATATCAGGAAATAAACCACAAAAAACTTCTGACCAAACACTCTTTTGACTTATTTCATCAATTTGTTCTTGTGTTGCTTCTATGCCTTGTGAAGCCATTAATGCAGAATAAGGTTCATTTACTCTTATCATACCAAATTTATCAGTAGCGAAACTAACATCTATATAACCATTATTATAAATACCAGGTTGATAACTTGGAGATTTATTTACATAACTATTCTTTAATAATTTTAATTGGTCTCCTGCTTGTATTGTTATTGTTGTACCTTTTACAGAATAATCTTTTTGAACAGAATTTATATACCCAAAGAATATTTTTTTAAATTGAAATTGCCCATTTGAATTTCTATCAGTTCTTGATTGTGAATATATTGTTAATTCATCCATTGGTTCAAAATCACATTTTTCTGCAAATTTCCAACCATATTTAGCTTCTTTAGCTTTCATCAAACTTTTATAATCAACACCTGAAGCATTTGGGTCATTCCAATCATCACTACCAATTCTCCAACTTATACCATCTGTTTCACCCTCGTTATCAATGTTAGTTAAACCATTTAATAAATCATCCCAACTTTGCCAATTTTTATTTGTTTCATCAGCTCTATCTATACAAACAATTCTTTCTGCACCTTTTAATGAAACAGTAGCAGTTCCTTGATTACCACTAACAGAAGAATTTACAGTAACAGCAGAAAATGTATTTAATTGATACACTCTTAAATAATTTTCTTCACTTTCTAATGTACCTGCAAAATATAATTTTTTTCTTATAATTACAACATAATCTTGTCTAAAATTATATCTTCCTAATGAATTAGGATGATATTGCAATCCTTTTAATAATCTTACATTTGCATATTTTACATAATCTTTTAAATGAGCAGAAAAATCAATTACAATATCAGTACCCTCTGCATAAGCATCTAACCCATCATCAATTAAACTTTGAATTTGTTTCTGAGCACCTTCTGACATTTGTGAAGTATCAGTAGGTATGCCGTTAAAATAACTTGCAGTTGTTGAATAACTACCATCACCACCATCTCCGTCACCTGCTTCATCCAATAATGCCTGTACATCACTTTTAAATTTATTCCAATCAGATTCCCAATTTGGATTTTTAGGATAATACTTACCACTATCAGTAAATCCCTCATTAGGAGCAAACCAACGAGGACAAGCTTTTCCATTACAATCATAATGTCTATACAAATTAGTTGATGGGTCTATATTGTATTGTTGACATAAATATGCAGCTAATTTGACATTAGCATTATACCCTTCTGTTGTATATTCACCAGTAGTCAAATCTTTAGTACAAGATTCTATTCCTATTGAACAAGGGTTTATTTTATCACTTGTACAATGATGCGTCCATATATTATCAGGTATCATTTGATACATTTTTCCATCATTGCCTATCATATAATGAGCAGCAACATAATTACCTGCTGAATTTGGTGTTTTTTCATTTCCTGCAAAAGTCGTATGAATACCTGCACAACTTGAAGATATAGCCCAGTGCATAACTACATATTTAGGAGTTTGTTTGCCATAAAAAAGGTTAGAACCCTCTTTAAACATATAAGTACTTCTATCTACATTTACTGTAATAGGAGTACCACCACCGCCACTTGGAGCTTTTGCACTACCCGTATATCGTAAAATTGTGTGCCAACTATCAGCATAAAAATTATTTATACCAATCTCTTGTTTTCCGCTTGTACCATTTTTTTGTAACTGGTCACCTGTTTCACCACCAGTTATACCACCTTTTTCATTTATACTTGCTTCAACAACCTTACCATTTCCACAATATATACAAGTATGGTGACTATTGATTAAAATATCACCACGTTTCATATTGTTAGTGGTTTTACCATCTACAGTACCTTTTTCTAATATATCTACAAAACCACATTTTGTAAAGGCTTCTTTCATATTTCCTGTATAATTAGCACCTGCACTTTTAACATCTACATTTGCCTTACATACAGCTGTAATTACTAAACTTGAACAGTCATAGTCAGGACCCCATCTATTCGTTTGGTCGTAACCGTGAGATGAGTTTTTGGCTATTTTTTCAGCCCAACTTGTATAATAATTAGGTACGCTTGCCATTTATATCTCAACTACCTTTCTTATTTTTTAAAATTATCTAATCATTTAATAAACAAATAAATAATCGGTTACAAAATTAGAACTTGCAACCGATTAAAAAACATTATTTTATATATTTACTTTTATTATTTTTCTCTATTAACCACTTGTTTTACTTGCGTTAAAATATTTTATCTTTCCTGTCGAACTATCATAATCAGCACCCTTAGATGCAATTACACCACCACTGCCAATAGCTGTTAAATCAAATGGAGATTTACCCCAAAGACAATTCCAACCACAAACTCTTTTTGTTTTATCAAACAATTTAGTAGTTAATGTTATTTCATAATGCAAGTGATTACCTGTACTATCACCTGTACTACCAACCTTACCTATTTGTTGTCCTGCTTTTACAGTATCACCAGCTTTTACCATTGGTTCAGTAATCATATGCCCGTATAAGTGTAAAAACTCTTTTCCACCTATTTTACTTTTTATACATACCCAATTACCATAATTGTGACTACCAGGACTTGGACCTGAACTATTTGTTGCATATACTGTACCTGCATAAGCAGAATATATAGCAGTATTGGCAGGAGCAGCTATATCAACACCACCGTGAAATTCTCCTTTATTATCAAATACTGTACTTGCATTTCTCCACATACCTGATGAAACAGACCAACCACTTGCCAAAGGGAAATGTGCGGAAGAGCTTGAACTACCGCCACTATCAGAAGAATCTCCATCACTATCTGATGAACCATCTACTGTTGTAGTATTATCACTACCACTTGATACAGAATCAAACATACTTTGAAATAAATTAATAGCATCTTGTGTAACTTGGTCTAAATCTGACATATCTAATTTATAAAAATCTTTATACATTGGGTACATTTTATCATATATACTTGCTTCGCCCATTACTCTACCTGATGATAAAGTTAAAGTCATTGTTGAAACACCATCACAAGTAATACTTCTATTTACACCTTCAATATAATAAACACTCTGAGGTGTATCTTCTGAATATTCGCCAGTTTCAGGATTAGGATGTTCATCATAACTTAAAAACCTTATTGGATTACCAACTTTTATATCAGGAGTTTCAATCATTTTTACTGTTGCAGTATATCTTTGAGATATTGACCTTGTTAATAATAAATCACCAAATAATTCAGCTCTTGCTTCTGTACATATTAATCCTGTTTCTATTGAACTCATTGGTCTTACACCAAATTTTAGTATAGCCTCCATATTTGGAATTGTTCTTTTTATTTTTACACTCTGAGCAACGCTTTCACCACCGAATGTTGTACCATTAACTTCTACTGTTGTATATATATCATTATCAGAATCTGTTAATGTAAAACTTATTAAATCTTCTGATGGTATTACTGTAATGAATTGGTCTGTAAGCATTGACATTGTAACATCTCCAACATTCAATAAATCAAATGCTTGAATTTCAGAATATTTCTTTTGATATAATTGGAGTGCAAATGCTGTTACTTGTGAGTTATTAATTAAATCTACATATTCTGACCTTGCTACAACATCTGTTACATCATATTTAAATAATAATAATTCTATCCCTGCTTCTAATTCATCACTTATAGAATATTTTTGTAGTGATGCTAAATTTAAATTTCTTATTTCTGATGAATATAGTGTTGAACCATATAAAGAGGTTGATATTGATTTGACCGTATCACCTGATACAGTTGTATACACCATAGGAGTAACATCTTGACACATTGCTTGTAATTTACTCATTGTCATTAATCTTGTAGAAGAGTCTTTTAATTTTTTACCTATTAAATCTCTAAATTCTTCTGTTATTGTAAGTCCACAATTATTAGCATCTAATGTATTACAACCTATAACATAATTAGGTATTTTAAATACAATATTTCCTTCTTCATCTTGGAAAAACTCCATAAAACTTCTCTCAGCAACTTGTTGACAATATTCATATCTTGATTTAAATTCTGATGAAGTTTCATAATTAACACTACTTCTTAATTGTACTACATAAGGAATAATTTCCATAGGTTCTATTCTTGTAGTTAAATATTTATTTGGTATACCTGCACATAAACAACAATATTTAATAATATCAGCAGGAAATACACCAGCAAAAACATCTGTTTGAACCATTCTTTGGTCTAATACTTTTTTAATTTCGTCTTTTGCATCATCAGCAGCATATACATAGCCATAAATCAATGGGTCTTGTAATTTAATCAGACCAAACTCATCAACATTAAAACTTGTATCTACATAACCTGCATTATATCTACCAGGATAATAAGATGGTAGATTATTTTGGAAGCTATATTGTAATAATTCAGTTTGGTCTGTTGCCTGTATTGTTATATTTGGACCTTGACTATTAAAATCTTTTTTTACTGAATGAATATATCCAAAGAATATTTTCTTAAATACATACATACCTGAATTATCTTTTTCGCTTCTTGATTTAGAATAAACTATTATTTCATCCATAGGTTGCCAATCACACTTTTCGGCATACCTCCAACCATATTTAGCTTCTCTTGCTTTCATCAAGTTTTTATAATCAACACCTGCTGAATTTGGTTCTTCCCAACCTAAAACGCCACAACGCCAAGCTACACCTGAGTTTTCAGCCTCATCATCAATATTTGTTAAACCATTTAATAATTCTTCGTAACTTTGCCAACCCTGATTTGCTTCTGATTTTTTTTCTATACAAACTACTCGCTCTCCACCTTTTATACTTACAGTACAACTTCCTGTTTGAGTGGTTGATATACTTGTTGATAGGGCAGAAAAATTATTTATTTGATACATTCTTAAAAATAATTCATCACTTGTCATACAAGCTGCAAAATATAATTTTTTTCTTATTACAACCATATAGTCTTGTTTGAAATTTTTTCTCGTCATTTGGTTAGGATGCCATTGTATTCCTTTTAATTTGTGTACATTTGCATATTTTACATAATCTACTAATGCAACAGAATAATCAAAAACAAAATCAGTACCATCAACATACATATCTATACCTTGTTTTGCTAATTCTTCTTTTTGTCTTAAATACTCTTTAAAAATTGCATTTTTAGTATCATCAGAAATAACCGTAGAAGTAGAAGCATCATCTGTATCATCAGAACTAACACTTGAGCCGTTTTCAGATTTACTTATTTTATCTTTTACAAAATCATATATCTTTTTATAGGTTTCACTTTTATAATGAAGTCCATCATCTGCGGTAGTAAAACTACTTGATATTTGACTATATACATCTATATAAGTCATTGCAGTTACGCCTGATTTTATAGCAGAGTTAAAATTTTGAATATCCTTATTTTTCATTGTCGAATAATCATATTTTGATTCATCAATTTGTGTTTCAGATAACACATAGCAAGAAGCTCCTTTTTCTTTCCATTTAGCTCCATATTCATTATATGCTTTAACATAACTACTACTATTGTTTATATCATTTACGCCCATCCATACTACAACAGCAGCTCCTTTGGTAATTGCACTTTCAGCATCAGAAACTAAACTTGCTAAATCATTATAATTAGCTCCAACTTTATCAGAAAAAGTATCACCACTTTGTTTACAACTTTCCATACCTGCAACTCTTGAATGTCCTATAAAAACATAAGAAGTAATTGGGTTTTCACTACTTTTTGTAGTACCTGCTGAAACACCATCTGTATAAGGATATTGTTTTGTTTGCACTATAATACTTCCTTGAACCTTACCAAAAGCATCAGATGTGCTTTTATCTTTAAATAATAAATCTATATGATAATAACCTTGACTATCTTTAACAATAGCACTACCCGTATCTGTAACTATATATAATCTTTTACTATAATCTACTCCATCACCACCAGTACAACTATTAATCCACACATAAGAACCATAAGGTATCTCCGTAGGAGCTGCACACGTCTGTTTTGAGGTGTTTAATGTTTTACCCTTACAATCTTTATAACCACCCTCTGTACTGTCGTTAGAGGGGTAATAAGCGGTAAATAAAGCCTTATATTCATTGCCTGATATTTTACTACACGTTGTACCTAAATTAGGTGCTGTTTTATTAGGGTCATCACCGCTTCCATATACAGTAGCCATTTTATATCTCCCTTCTTTTTTATAAAAAAATACAACTCCACAAAACAAAATATAGTCTGCGGAGTTATATTTTATAAAGTATTAACTTTTTGTGCTATCATCTTTTGAAGAGTCATCTTTACTTGAATCGTCTTTACTTGTATCATCCTTTTTTGAATCATCTGTACTGTCATCTTTGTCTTTATCTTCATCTTTCTTTTCTTCTTTATATACACCAGCAACAAAATCAGCATGACGTAATGATTTTTCACTACCATATGTAAAATCAAATGTACCTGCAAAATACCAAGTATTATCATCTTCATAATATTTTGAATCAGAAGAAAGTCTAAGAGCTGTAATTGTAAGGTGTGAAGCAACACTACTTGGTCTGTTTTTAAGGAGATTAAACAATGTATCTTTTGTTGTATTTTTAGTATATGCAGATTGCATTTTGTTCAAATAAGCTTCAATCTCATCTGCTTCTGAATCTATAAGATTATTATCAGCCGTACCTGTAAGAATTTCTCCTTTTTCAGCTTCTACTTGTGCATCTTCTGCTGAATAATTATAAGTAGAACCATATTGTAAAATTTGATTCAACAATTCAGTATTATTTATTAGTATATAATATATGAGATTATATGAAATGATGTTTGTATCTTTTGTACCACTACCAAAGTAAATATCATATGTGGTTGTGTTATTTGTTTCACTATATGATTTTGTTGCTGCTTTGAACACATCATATTTTCCTATACTACTCAAGAAAGTTTTAAGCGTCCCCATAAGCAAATAATTATTGCTTGAAGATTCTGAAAATAATGTAGCATATTTTGTTTTTAAATGTAACCTATAATATTCTTGCCATAATTTATCATATTGTTCGGTAGTCATCCAATCTTTACAGCTATAAATTGTTCTTGATTTACCTGCATAAGTTTCCACATTAGCCTCTGTTATGGGATTGCCTTCTGAATCTTGTCCATTTTTAATTAAGAAAGCTTTTAATTCTTCCATTACTGTTTTATATTCTGTATCACCAAATATTTCTTTTAAATCGTTTTCATTGATTTCAATAGAATCAATATTACCTGTTGCTAATAAACTACTACTTGAAATACCCTCTGTTTCCATTTGATAATCAAAATAACTTAAAAGAGTTTGGAAGTTACCATTAATATAAAATCTTGCACCTGCGGAACAAAGTAATCTACCTGCGTGACCAGCAATTTCATCTTTTCTCATTTTTCCATAAGTGCCACGTTCAGTTTCCCACATTTCTCTTGCTCTTAATAATTCTATTTCAGTTATTTCATCATACTTATCCATAAAATTAAATGGGGCTGCATCGTTTTGTTGCAACATAGCCTTTGTTACAGGAGTACCGTCTATTCGTGTTGTTAAATTTAATGCTGTTTGAGCCATACTAACACCTTCATCAGTAGTCCAATCATAGAACATATTTGCATACCCATAAGGATGTGTATATGTTTTATCTCCTACTGTTTCTTCATGAGCATATTGTAATTGCATAAAATATAAATATATAGAATAAAAACTATCAGAACCATCTAATTGACCATTAAATCCTTCAGTGTTACCATATATAGGAGTGGATTCTGTTATTTGTTGTATTCCACCATAAATACTTGCGGCTCTCAAAGAAGTAGCCCATTCACTTATCTGTGTCTTTCTTTCATCAGTCATTTCTACACCATTATATACAGCCATCCTTGCTTCTCTATAATATGTACATCTCGTTCTTAATAATTCTATTTTTAATGGTAAATCGTTACCAGCTTCATATTCACTTTGATATGTATCTAAATTTGCATCAGAAGTTCCATCAGAATCTTCATCAGCAGTAAAACCAAATAAACCTAATTGCTTTTGTTGTTCAAATCTATTTGGACTAATAGAAGTAACAGAAACTATTCTATGAATATTGAATACCATTGTATACGTAATATTTTCAGTTTCAGCAACTCTATCATAAGTAAAACTCTCAAAATGTCCTAAGTAAACTCTATCTTCAAAGTAAATATATACAAGTCTTGGTCGCCATTCATCTGTTAATTCATCAGCAATATCAGCGAAACCACTTTCAACTTCATATCTTTTAACAACATTAGCTTTATTCCATTCTCTTATTGCTATTAAAGCTTTTTCTAAATCAGTAGCAGCTTCAATATTCGTATCAGAAATAGCTGTTGTAATATTATTATTTGTTATTAAATTAGTTAAAGCATCGTCATCACCATTTAAATCTGATTCTAATTGCGAAATTGGACCACTATATCCTTCTTCTAACCATTCAAGCTTAGTCCAACCTGGGTATTCAGCATAACCATTTTTACTTAAATATTCAGTATCATCAATTTTAGAAGTTGCTACAACTTGTCTACCCCAAAGTCCATCAGTACTTATTTCACAACAAGTAAATTTACTATTTACTGTTAATGGTGTACTTGAAGCCTTACCATATCTTTCTCCTGCACCATAGTACAAATAGGCTTCTTCACTTACAACTGTATATAATTTAACATTTTTTCTTACCACTGTATTATAAACTTCTGAATCTGAAATATATTTTGAACCGTCAGTTTGATACATTGGAATCCAATAACTTGTAGTAGTTGTAGTTCCACCTGCACCTATAGCTACACCTTCCGAACTATTTGCTTGCACAACATTTACTACATAATAATTACTATCAGTCATATCAACCATTTCAGCGGCTGTTGGAGCTGTTGCATCAGAAGAATCACTTGTTGAAGTATCATCAGTAGTTCCTTTGTACTTAGAAGCTGTATCATCAGAACTGAACTGTGCAGTTGTAGTGCCTGTACCAAAACTACTTGAAGAAGTAGATATAAAACTGTTAGCATCTGTAAAATATACTTTATACCATATCTGTGTATGATTACTATTATTTATTGTTTCATCAGATAAAGTAACGTGATTATTAGTAATAAACGTATCGCCTTGTTGAATATATATATTCATACATACTAAATCGTTTTTACTATCAATAGTAGTACTATCTTTATTCTTTGTTGCATATACAGGTATTTTTGCTTTTGCATACCAGTGTGTTAATTGGCTTATTTTATTTGAAGCATTTTCAGCCATTTTCCATTGACCTTGCTTAACAGCAACAAACACGTTATCACTACTCATATCGCTTTGATTGTAATGTCTAAAAATCCAATATTCACCGTCTGTTTTATACCAACAAGATGTAAATGTACCAACACCTGTAACACCTGCTTTTGTAAATGCCATTTCACTCGTTGTTGTTTTTGTAGTAGTTGTTGCACTATCAACATTAGCTTCGCTGCTTGTATCACCTACGGTAACACCTAATCCACTATTAACATTAACATATGTACTTAAATATTCGTCATCAATACTTGGATATAAATAAATTTTATGCGTACCAGCTTTTATAAATGATAAAGTTGTACTATACTTATATAAACCTGAATCCAACTCATTACCATCAGAACTTTGAGTTAATGTTTTAAGTATTGTAGTTTGACTTGCATCATATATTTTTACTTTATCAACATCAGCAGTAGTTTTAAAAGATAATGTGATACTTTCGTTTACAGCAGGTTTTGTTGTACTTAATGCAACGCTTGTTATATATGTACCTGCTTTAGTAGTAGAACTTGACGTTGAAGAAGTTGCCAATGAACTAACTACTTTTAATTTAAGGTCTACTACATCATCTATCCATTCATCATCAACATAGGCTTCAATGTAAGTATGATAAGTACCTGTTTCAGGTATTGGAAGTGTATTGATTGTAAAAATTCTTTCATCATCATCTTCTTCATAAGACTTCTTTATGTTATTTTTTGTACCATAATTATTTGTAAGTCTAATCTTATCAACTTCATCAGTAGTTGTAACTGTTAATTCTGCTGTTTTACCTTTTACTATTTGTCCTTTATAAATATCATCGCTATCAACATCAACTATATAATCTTCGTCAATAGTAACATAGTTACTTATTGAATATGAGCTACTACTTGAAGACGAACTGCTTGAAGAAGAGCTAACCGTAATTTTAGGACCTTTATAATATGTATCTTCATAACTTGATTCTCCTTTTAGTTTATATCTAATATATACATATCCTGTTTCTTCTGCTGTATAATTTATTTTATATACTTTATAACCTGTAGAACTAGAAGAACTATATGTAGTGGTCTTTGCAGTTGAATCTTCATAGCCACTCATACGTGCCCTTATTCCTATTACGCTACTTGCAGTTGTAACTGTTGCAGTAAAAGTACTACCCTCTTTTACAGTTGTTTTACTTAATTCAACTGATTTTATATAAGTTGTACTCTTTGTATATTCTATATCATCATCTGATGAAGAAGAACTACTTGATGAAGAACCAACAGTTATATATGCAGTTGATTTATAATACTTACTGCTTGAAGGATACCAGCTTTTTGAAACTTTACATTGCACATAAAGATAACTTGATTTTGGTATAGTATAATACGTCATAGTAAAAGTTCTATATCCACCTGTAGTTTCTGTATAATCATCTGTACTGCCCACATCATCATTACCATTTGTATATACTCTAATCTCTTTTACATCATCAGAAGTTTTTATTGTTACTTTAACTTTACCATTCTTTTTTATTGAAGTCTTTGTTGAACCATCCACTTTAACGCTTTTTATGTATGAACAAGTACTTGTTGAAGAAACAGTAGATGTTGAAGTATCATCGTCATCATCGTCATCGTCTGATGAAGAACTTGAAGTAACTTTAAGTGTATAAGATACATAATCATCAATCCACGCACCTGACACATATGGACGAGCATAAATTGAATAATTTGTTCCTGATGAACAACTTGATGTTGAAAAACTGGTTTTAAAATATTTATAACTTCCACTTGTTGAAGAACTTGTTATTGTTTTATAATTTCCACTATTATAAATCGGAGTAATACTATCATTTTCAAGTCTTATTTTTCTCACATCATCTGTTGTTTTTACTTTTACGTAAACTGTTTTTCCTTTTTTTATGTGATTATAGCTTAATTCATCAGAATAACTACTATCACTATAAAAAATTAAATCTTTAATATAATCAGAAGCAATACCATCTTCTGAACTATTTCCATCTTTATCCACTACATTAATGTCTAAACTGTAATAATTGTTTATTTCTGTGCCATCAGTTAATACAACTTTTATATATAATTTTCTTTTTCCAAGCTTATTCTCATTAACTGTATATTTCATTCCTTCAAATCTCAAATATGGACCACTTAATGGCTTAGACGTATCAGAACGATACCAATTTGCTTTTGATTGTGAAGTTTCTTTTATAGAACTACTTGAAAAGTTTGTTGATATAACTACTTCTGCTACATTAGGAAGTGTTTCGACTGTTAATGTATATTTATTACCATCTGTATCTTGCAATGTTTTATTAAATATTGTTTCAATAGTTGAAGAAGTATCACCCGTTTTTGTATTAACGAAATAAGCAGACCGTATGAAATTGCTAACATCTAATGATGTTTTAACATCTGTTGGTATTTTCACACTAACAGAACCCAAATCAGGGTTTACAGTATTACCAATAAGAGGATATATAATTAATTCCTCATAATCATTATTTAACAATATCAAATTACTTGAATCATAAGTATAATTAAAGAAAACGCCATCATCGTCTGTACTTGAATCTGTATCTAAATACAACACATCTCTTATCTCAAAAGTATAGTATTTATTTTTCTTGTTATAACTGTCGGTTAATTGACTATGTACCTTAACAATACAAATACCATTAAGATTATTTGTATTGATATCATTAACATACACCTTAAAAGTGATATTGTTGCCACTTGTTAAAATATAATATTTACTTTTTGAAGATGTTGTTGTAACCTTAGAGAACCATTCATTATAGTCAGAAGCTGCATATTTTATATAATTTAAAGTTGTATATTTACTAAAAGAAGTATAAGTACAACTTGTATCATCTTTTAATCCATTTATTTCAACACTTGCAAGAGCAAGTTTTGTTGGTGCAGTAGCTGTAACAATATTATCTTCTATAATATTTTCATCAATTACATTATCATAATCAATAATTATATTTTCATCATTATTTTCTTCGCTATTTAAAGAAATATTTCCTGTTCTATTTACTGATTTTGACATACTTCGTTCAGAAGAATTATTATAAGTTATATTTGATATTGTACTGGTATAATTTATCTTTGCAAAAACATCATAATCCCCATCCATTGATTTGTATGGGTTTAAATCAGAATCTGTTTTGTTGTTTATTTCCATTATTAAATACCAAGTATAATATCCTTTTGCTTTTATTTTTTCTTTTTCAATATCTGCTGTATATATATTTGTATCTTCTTTTGTCATTGTTAATGAAATTGTGCTATTACCTCCAACAGATACCAATGATAATTCTACTGTATCATTTTCAAAATCTGCATTTGTAAAAGTACACGTAATTTTATATGTTGTAGTAAGAAGGTCTAATCCTGAAACATACATCATTTTATCACTAGAAGTTTTACCTGTTTTCTTTGTTTTTTCTTCGCCGTCTTTGTTAGTATAAGTTATTTTATACTCCATAATTTTTTTATTCTCTGTTGATTCGCTATCGGTTGAACTATCAGTATTATCTGTTGATGGATTAGTTACTTCTGAATATGTTTTACCCTCAGATGTTTTTTCCATTATTTCTTTTGTTATTTTATCCATATCACCTATTGCGTTCCAACGGTACATTTGTATTCCTGCTTCTGTAATTGTATATTGGTTTATATCTTCTTCTGCTCCATTTTCAAGAGGTACATAACCACCCTCATAATATGTAGCCATACCCCAAGCACCAGGCGATTCAACGTGGTCTATTGTTACTTCACCACCACGATATAATTGAGCAATTTTATTAGCTGTAAATTTAGGTTCTGAATATAAATAAGCACTTTCACTTACACATACATATAAGTCTTTATCAAAACCATTTTCAGTAGTTGAAGCAGTAGCACTATCAGAAGTTTCAGTCGTTGTAGCACTTGTAGTGCCATTTAATTCATTTACAAAAGAATTATAAATTTCCAATGCTATCTGAAAAGCGATTTCTGAAACATCATAAGTTTCTGTTTCTTGATATGTACTCATATAATTCTTAATCATACTATATGTAATATCATCTGAATCATCTAAATCATTAACATCTATAATATCGTCTAAGTATTCAGATATTTCATTTAATGCTTCTGTTCTGTTATTTGTAAATTCGCTTTCAGAAGGAATTGATATTGAAGCTGTTATAATCTTACCACTTGATAAACTTGAACTCTTTACTGCTGTTTTTGTTAAATTAAATACAGTAACAAAAGTAACCTGTTGATTAGCATCTATCATTTTTTGAACTTTTTCATTAACTTTAGTTGTTATAGCTAAAACTTCATCACTTACACTTGCTAATTGTGTAATACTAAGTAAAGAAGAAAGCTCAAGTCCTACCAACTCAGCAGCTTTTTCTGTTGTTAATGTTGTTCTTTCTGAGCTTGAACTTAACAAACCTGAAAGCTGATTAGCAGCACTTTGTATATCATCAAGTGAAGTAGCAGTAGCTACAATCGTATCATAATATTCAACAGCATCTTCTAAGTTTAATATTTGTAAAGGTTCACTATCACCATTATATATTTTATTTACACCTACGTTTTGATATCTTAAAAGTGTACCTGAATAATTAAATATTTTTTCTAATTCTGTTATGCCACTCATACCTGATAAACCAGTATTACCAGATATAGTCATAACAGGAATATCTTCACCATAATGATGGAAAAATATACCACCACGAGTAACTGTTTTAGAAGTAATTTTCTGATGTTTCATATTTATCTTATTAGGATTTATATACATTTCTACTGTATGTATTTCATACGGAGTAACATAATACTCTAATACCATAGGTATTCTTTGCTTCATTGACATATAAGCATCGGAAGCTTCTTGTGCAGAAGATAAATATGATATATCATTTTTATAAGTTTCATCAACTAACTCTTTTTGAGAACTGAGGAAACTGTTACTTGTTATCGCTTCTTGCAAGTTAGCAAGTATTGTTCCATCCAAACCAATTACACCTCCATTACTTCTTTTTTATAATCATCAATTTTTAATATTTATATTTTAATAATTATATATTTTCTTTTTTCTTTAACAATAGGAATATACTATATTTTTAAAATAAAATAAGGGAAAAATGTTCAACATTCTCCCTTATTAAACTATTTATTTAAGATTTATTATATGCTTTAATATTCTTAACTTTTGTAACTCTTGCACCTGCCCATTCTTTTCTACAAGTTGTGGTTATACCACCGTGCATACTACTTGCTTTACCACCACTTGAAGTAGAATACCACGTATTCTTATCAACGATAAATTCCAATACACAATGACCATTTTGGTGTCCGTATTTATTAATACCTGCATCGCCTGAACTTTTTATATCACCAATAATACAATGAATTACCTTACCATTACTTAAAGTACAATCAACAAAATCACCAACAGTACCATATAATGTAGTCATAGCAACAACATAACATTTATCTATTTTACCAAATCCATCACTATCAAAGTTCTGTCCAGCAGCAGCTCTTAATTTATACTGAGCACTTGAAGGTGAAGTAATACATTGCCAGCCCATATAAGAGAATACATCTCCCATACCACTTGGAATTGATACAGATTCACCGTGTTTTGCTGAACTACCTGTAAATGAACCTGAACCTTGTACTTCATCACTATCACTATCGCTATCACTATTATTTACATCAACATTCGTACTACTATAACTTGATTGTATATCTGACCAACTCTTTGAATATATACTCTCAGCATAAGATTTCATTTCATCAGTTAATTCAGGTTCAGTATAATAAGTAGCGTATACAACAAATAATTTATCATATATACTTTCTTCACCCATCATTCTACCTGCAACTAAATCTAAAGTCATTGTAGAAACACCTTGAACTTTTATACTTCTACTTATAGAATTTATATAATAAACGCTTTGTGATGGATAACTGTCTGTGTCCCATATACCTGTTTCCATATTAGGATGTTCATCATAAGTAAATAATCTAATAGGATTACCTACTTTTATATCAGGGTTTTCTACCATTGTAACAGTAGCAGTATATCTTCCTGCCGCTGATTTTGCCAATAAACAATGTCCAAACATTTCAGCTGCTTGTTCAGTATATATTAAAGGAGAATTTACAGCTGGTGCTACTCTTACTCCAAATCTCATCATGCTTTCAAATTCAGGAACTGTTCTTCTAATCATTGTTTTATCATCAGCTTCGTATAATCCCATAAATGTTTGTCCGCATATATCTATAGAATTATAAATTTCTTTATCTTCATCAGATAATGTAAAACTAATTATTTCATTTGGTGAAGTATCAGGTATTAAATTATCAGTCATCATTGACATTGTTATACCTGAGAAATTATCTTGTTCTGTTATTCCTGATTGTTCATTATATAATGAAGTAGCATAAGAAGTAACTCTTACATCTGCTATTGCTTTTAAATATTCAGACCTTGCATTTGGGTCTTTAGCATCATATTTAACTATTAATAATTTCATTCCTGCTTGCAATACATCATTTACACCATATCCTTGACAAGTACCAACATTTAAATACTTTATTTCAGGTGCGTATAAATCTGTATCATATAACGCAGTTGATATAGCTCTTAATGTTTCATTACCTGCACAAGTATATACACCAACAACACAATATACTAATGTTTCTTGTATTCTTTCTAATGATATAGCATAACTTTTATCAAAATCAGCAAAGTTGTTATCTCTTAATGTTTGTACATCTAATTCATATCCCATATTATTACTTGTTAAATTATTAGCACCTAATACATAACTTGGGATTTTAAATACTATATTGCCTTCTTCATCTTGAAAAAACTCCATAAAACAAACTTCTGCTATGTTTTGGCAATAATTTAACCTTGACTCAAATTCTGTTGTCTGATAATTAACACTATCTTTTATTTTAAATATATATGGAATTACCTTTACAGGTTCTATTCTCTTTAATAAATATTCACCAGGAATACCAGCAGCCAAACAACAATTAGCTATAATCAAATCAGGAAACAAACCTGAAAAAACTTCACTAAATGTACTTATTGTTTTTATCATTTCTAATGCTTCGTCTGATACTTCATCATTTGAAAATATAGCTTGAAATGGTTCTGTTATTTTTAATAAACCTAATTTGCTTGAAGCAAAACTGACATCTAAATAACCATCATTAAATCTACCAGGTTGATAACTTGGAGATTTATTAACAAAACTATTTTTTAATAATTTTAATTGGTCTGTTGCTTGTATTGTTATATTTGGTCCTTGACTATCAAATTGTTTCTTTATTGAATCTATATAACCAAAAAATATTTTTTTAAATTTAAATTGACCACTTGAATTTCTTGTTGTTCTTGATTGAGAGTATATAATTATTTCGTCCATAGGCTGCCAATCGCATTTTTCAGCTATTCTCCAACCATATTTAGCCTCTCTTGCTTTCATCAAACTTTTATAATCTACACCCAATGAAGATGGACTATCCCAATCACTATCACCCATTCTCCATTTATACTCTCCTGTTTCTGCTTCATCATCAATATTTGTTAAACCATTTAATAATTCTTCGTAACTTTGCCAATTTTTATCTTCTTCATCATTTTTATTTATACAAGTTACTCTTTCTCCACCTTTTAATGATATACTACAAGTACCCTCACCTGATACAGCAGTTTTTATTGTTAATGCAGAAAAGTTATTTATTTGATATAATCTTAAATAATTTTCTTCACTTGACATTGTAGCAGCAAAATATAATTTCTTTCTTATAAGAACGATATAATCTTGTTTAAAATTAAATCTACCTAATGAATTAGGATGATATTGAAGTCCTTTTAACAATCTTACATTTGCATATTTTACATAATCTTTTAAATGAGAGGAATAATCTACAACAAGAGAATCTCCCTCTACTTTCATATCAATACCTTCTTCAGCTCCTGCTGCAATCATTGCATCTATCTGTTCTTTAATTAAAGATTGTTGGTCTGCTGATATGTCAGTATAGTAACTTGCTGATTCTCCTGATGATACAGTATAACTACCACCATCTGAATCTGATGAACCTGATGAAGAACTGCCTGATTTTACAGAACCACCACCTGATAAATTTGCACCACTACCACTTGCAGGAGTTACATATATTGCTTGACCGCTACGATTAGCACAAGCAGTTTTTATTGCTGAAAAAGATATTGGAAGTTTAGCTCTTGCATCTGCTTGACCATGAGTACCACCGCCACCACCATCATAACAATAATAATTACCATTACTATCTTTTTTATAGATTGCAAGCCAATGTCCTGAACCACTCCAATAATATTGTCCTGTAGTTGATTTTAATTCTCCTTGACAAAAACAAACTCTACCATTTTTAGAAAGAACAGTATCAACTTTATTTTGGTCTAAGCCTGTTACAACTTCTGCTTTAAAATGACTTGAAGCTGAATTTATAATACTTCCCATTTCATTTTTTGTTAAAATACGATTACCACAATTTTCCCAACCTGAAATTTGAGAAACTTCATCAGGGGTAATATATTTACCTGATATATCCGTGCAAACTAAAGCAATTATCATCGTACTACAGCAAAGACTTGAATTACAATGTGACCAACCTGTACAAGTCCAAATAGGAAAATTCTTTATTTTTCTATCATTAGCTCCACTACGAACTCCACAGCCAAAAGTTCCAGTAGGATTACTTACTGTTTTAAATATTCCACTTGGAGAACCACTCATTTATCTCACTTCCTTTTTATTAAAATAAGAAAATATTAAAATAAAAAAAGACCTTTAATGAAAAAGGTCTTTTTAATAAATAGTTTATTAACCGTATGTATTACTTTCTTTTGCTTGTACTACAACATTTACACCTGATTGTTCAAGACTGTCTTGTACTGCTTTCTTTACTGAATCGAGTATTCCTTGTACTTGTATATTTACACTTGCAGTAGTTCTTGCATTTCCTGCTGTTGCACTTGCTTGTAAACTTTTATTTAAACTTGCATAAGTATTTACACTACTATTTGCAAGTGCGTAAGAATATCTTTGTGCATCAGGTGCAACCAAGCCACCACCTGCACTTGTAATTTTTGTCGTTTGTTTTTCCCAATCTGTTGTTGCTAATGATTGTCCTGATAATGATGAATTAGAACCAAATGATTGAGCGGTAAACAATAACTGACCTGCACCTAAATAGCCTGTACCATTAAGTGTATCAACCATTTCATCTGCCTTATTACTAATATTATCAAGATTTTCAGCATTTTTATCTGCATTTGGGTCTCCTGATTCTTCTGGTGTTGGAGTACCACCACCTCCATCATCGTCTGATGTTGTTTCTGTTGTTCCCCCTAAATTTGCAACTTTATCGTCAATTTTTCCAAGAAGACGAAGTGTTGTTTTACTATTTACAACAAAATCATTTGCATCGTCACCTTTTATTAAATCTTTAAAATCATCAAGACTCACTTGTTGTTCTTTACTCCAACCACTACCACCATTTCGTGAAAATTGAAAATCAACCTTGCCATTATCATCAAGCATAAAATAAACAGCGTTATTAGAATTTGTATCTTTTTTTCCATTGCCATCATTTTGATATAAGTTATTCAATGAATAAAGTGTACCTGCTTTTATATCTTTAAACATTTTATCCATATCAAGACTAACATCAGTTGTCGTAGATTTTGTAAAGCTGGTATCATTTAAATTTACTTGGAGGTCTTTTTCTGATACATTTTTTTTACTTGATGTAAGTGATGCAAAAGTGTATGCACCTTTTTTTCCACTGCCATCTGTATACGTGGCAGCATAATTGTTTAATGCGTCTATATCATAACTATAACTTCCGTCTTTGTTTTTTACCCATCCATTACCTGCTGGACGACTTGCAATAAAATCATTTATGAGTTTTATTCTATTTTTTATTTCAGCATTTTTATCACTTACATTGCTCATTGCAGCAGATAAGCCCTTTGCAGTACCCACAACAACTCTCTTTGCAGTTGTAGTATTTGTATCTTTACTACCACCTTTATACTTATCAAGTATTTTAACAGACTCTGCATTTGAGTTTGCTGCAATTAAGCTTGAATAACCGTTACTATATCCAAGAGCTTTAAGCATTTTTTGCATACCATCAGTAGAACCAATTACATTATTATCTTTAAAATATTTATCTAATTGAGTTTGAAATTCCGCATTACCTGTTGTTTGGTAGCCACCTTCCCCACTACCGTCATCATCATAATCTCCATCACTATCGCTATCTCCACCACCGCTACCGTTTACAGTAACATTCAAATTCTTTTCTGAAATTGTTTTAAGATAACTAGCTGCTTTTTTATAATAATCAACAGATTTATCTCCATATTGTTCTGTTAATTTTTGCCCCCATTCTGTTTGGTCTAATAATGTTTTGTTATCTTGAACGAATTGTTCCCAAGCCGATGAATCTTCAAGTATTGTTTTTAAACTATCTTCCGTTACGGGATTTTTATTTTTATCCACATATTTACCATTTGTTAATTCTTTGTATAATTTTTCTTGTTCTGTACTTGTGAACCAACTAACACTATTAGAAAGGTCAGAACTATTTTTATAATTTGTTGTTTCGCTTTTTGCTATATTTTTTACATTATCAGACTGTTTTAACAAGAAATCATCAGATTCAGATGTTTGTTCGTTTCCATTCTCATCTATATAAGAGCCTTTTCCTTTGTAAAACTTTTTATTATTTGTTAAATTATTTGTTAATGTAGTAAGAACAACTGCTTCCGCACTTGAAGAATCTTTTTGTGCTGCATTCAAAAAGCCTTCTACATTAAACTCTCCATTTTCTGATTTATACTTACTAAGAACAGAATTTGCTGTTTCATCAGTAAATCCTTTTTTATATAAAGCATTATCTATATCTGTTTTATTTTTTGAAACCAAACTTGATAAAAGTGGATTTTTATTTAATTCATCAGCAGAACTTGTAAAACCTTTTAATACATCTGCTGCACTTAAATTATTAGTAGCACCTGTATCATCTGAATGAAAACTTAATCCATTTTCTAAGAAATCGGACCAAATATCATATGCTTTATTTACTGTTGATTGTTCTTCTGTTATACTATCATCAGTTTGTATTCCATCTCCTGTTTCCGTACCATTTATCGCAGCAGCAACTTCAACACCTATCAATTTACTCAATTCTTCTGCATCTTCGTCTTTTATTCCCATACCATCATTTACAAGAGTTGCTAAATGTTCTTTAGTGTCAGCTGTTGCTTGAGCGATAGCAGCATCTTGGTCCATTCCGTCTTGCATATAAGCATCTACGGCAGAATTAAATTCTTCTGATTGTGTTACAGCTCCCGAATATTTATTCCAAAATTCATCAAATTGAGTACTACCCACTGTTGCATCTTTAAGGTCTTTTAAATCTTCTGATATTTGTTTTTCTCCATCAGACATATATTTTTTTGTATAATCTGTTATTTTTCCACTTCTAATATCTGTTATTTTTGAATCATAGCTTTTTAAAGTATTAACAGTTTGTCCTAATCCTTTATGAATATTACCACCGCCAACACCTACTAATGAATCTTGAATACTTTGTAATGCAACTTGTGCATCAATATTATTATTATATGTTGCATCTTCTACAAGCTTATCATAATTACCATTGTATGATTTAAGTGTTTCCAAAGCATTTTGATTATGTTTTTTATCATATCCTTGAATATCATTGTATATTCCTTCTATACCTGCTTGTTTAGCTCTATCATAACTTCCTAATGCTTTAACAATATTTTGCATTGTTGCAGCTCTTCCGTTTGCTAAAGTTGTATCACCACCAGCAGTAGCTTTGCCTGCATTTTTACCAAGAGTTACTGCTTGGTCTTTTACTTCCATCCATTTATCCCAAGTAGCATCTGCTGCCATTTTATCTTCGCCAACAAGTTCAGCTGTATCGTCACCCTTAATAGAACCGTCCATATTTAAGAGTATATCTCCCATATTTTTCATTTCTTCTATTACTTTATCAGTATTTTCTGTTTGATTCTCTTTAAATTTTGTAACAGCATCGGCAGGTGTCATTCCATCCTTTACAGCATCTGCATAATATTTTGCAAAAGCATCCATTGTTTTAGAATCAGCACCCTCTAATTTATCTCCAAATTGAGATAAGCCATCTGCCATTAATTGTGCTGTTTCTTCATCAAATCCAGCATCTTCATATTTTTGCTGTAAGTTTGCATTTAAATCATCTATACCACTTGCAATTCTATTATAGCCTTCTGAATTACTACCAAAGAATGAATCCATTCCTTTAGTCATCTTATTGCCTGTTGCATTATCAATCAAATTATATGCAGTTGCACCTAAACCAACCATTGCACCTACACCTGCACCTGCAAGTGTACCTACACCAGGTATAGGGATTAAAGTACCAATACCTGCACCAATAGCAGTATATTTACCAACAGTAAGTGCTGAATCTGCTAACGAAGTTTTATTACTACCTGCCAAAAGACCTTTTGTAAAAGCAGCTCCTTCTGACATTCCTGATTCTTTTGCATTTTTCTTGTTTGCTATACCTTGCCCTACACCTACTGCAACACCGCCTGCGATTAAAGCACCGCCTGCTACAACTCCTGCTACACTTGGTGCACCAGCACCAAGACTCATAATTCCTGATTGACCTGCAACACCTGTTTCAGTTGCTAATCCTGTTACCTTATTTGCAGAAGTTCCAAAAACTTTAGCAACTTCTTCTGTTGTATAAGTTCCATTTTTTCCAACTACTCCTGCTTCTTTAAAAAGAGTAGAAATTTCTTCTTCTGTTTTTCCATTTCCCAACATTTTTCCGATATCTTCTGTCGTATATTTTGCAAATTTTGAACTAATATTTGTAGATAAATTGGAAGCAACTTTTTCTCCACCTAATACTATATTTTTACTATTAGCTGCTGCCTCCTCGGCTTCTACTATTGTTCCACCAAATTCAGATTCTGCTTTAACAGCCCCTTCAACTGCTTTTGAAGCACTTGCTGCTTTATTTACTCCTTCTTCTACTACTTCTTCAGCAGCACCTCCACCTAATTTTCCACTTAACCATTTTGCACCTTTCCATATGCCTTTTACAGCCCCTCCTACGGCTTTAGCACCTACTGCTATTGCAATACCTGCTACTAAAGGGAAAATCTTTTCTAAGAGTCCACCAATTGTTCCTACTGAATCTACTAAATCTTTAACATCACGAGCATTACTTTGTGTATATTTACCCAATTCTGAGCCTAAATAGTTTCCTATTTGTTCATAATCAAAATCTAAAGTTTTTTGCATATCATTTAAATTTTTATCAAAGAAACTTTCACCATCTTCTCCTTTTGTTGTTAAAGTATTGATTAAGTTTTGTATTACAGGTACGCCCTCATTCATTGCTTTATCTTCAAATTGAGCCATCATTGAATTAAGACTACCTACTTGTGTACCTAAGTTTTGTGCTTCTCCGACTAATTTACTGTTTATTTCTTCAAGACTTTCATTGCCACCACCTTCGGCAATTTCATCAAGTAAATCTTCAAGACTGCCTATTTGACCACTTTCCAATTTATGATACATTTCAGATGATTGCTTTTGGCTAAAACCAAAATCATTTTGCATAGTCATAAGCATTTGATATTTTGCAAGGCTTGAACCCTTACCAAACATACTTTCTTTCATATTAAGTATGCTTTGCATACCTTGTGCCATACTTTTACCCCAACCATCTGCTGTTACATCTTGTGCATCAGCTAACATTTTGTAAGGGTCAGTTTGACCATTCATCAAACCTGCTAAAATTACATCTGAGTTGTTATTACTAAAAGTACTCAAAGAATTACCAAATGTAGAAGCCATTTCTTGAGCATCTTTAAATGAATAACCTGCATCCATCAAATTACCCATTACATTTAAAGCATCTTCTGCATCAAGACCTATTCTTCTGTAACCATCTGCAATACTTGTAACTGCTTGTGCATAATCACTAACAGATACTTTTGAAGTCTTAGCAGCCTGTGCAATTCTGTTTACCATTTGAACAGATTTTTCTGCTGTTAAATCCATATTTACATAAAGTGTTTTTAAAGTGCTAATAACATCACTTGAATCCATAGCACCTACTTTATCCATTAATGTTGCATATTCAGCTATTTGACCTGCATTTTCTTTAATACCTGCTTTACCAACAGCCGCATAATTATTTGAAAAATCTTCATAATCAACAACACCATTTGTAGCACTATGTAAATATTTTGCTAAATTGTCAGCATATGTTGGGTCTGTTGATAAACCATATTTTGTATTTGTCTGAGCAACACTAAAGTGTATTTTCTCTAATGTTTGCTCCATCTTAATCGCTTCTTGTTGATAGCCTTCAGGATTAAAATTAGACATACCAATATAATCATAAACTTTATAAGGGTTAAGTGCAATTTCTTGTGCTACACCTGTTGGAATATTATTTAACGCATCAGTAATACCTGTTTTTTCTTCTACAAAATTATTTATTCCTTGTCCTATTGATGAACCTTTAAACCAGTCAAATAATCTTGCACCCATTGAAGTTGAAAGAACATCTCCAATAGAACCAATGACAGTTGTAACAGTAGAAATAATATTTGATATTCCTGATGAAATACCACTTACACTATCTGAAATTTTATCTGAACTTTCTTCTTCTGCATCTATCAAATCACCCATTGTTTCTTCTAAGGATTTCATTTCCTTAATCTGTTCAGGAGTAGCTTTTCCTGAATCAGCTAATTGATGATAAAACTCAATTAATGTACCTACTAATTCCTTTTGTGAAGCAATTTGGTCTTTTGCAGCCTTTTTAATTCCTTCAAGCTCTTTATTTCCGTTTGTTTTCATCTGAGCGGATTTTTTAAGAGATTTTATATCTTGTTTACCGCTAACCATTTTTTGTATATTAGTTAATTCACCACTGTATTTTTGTATATCACTAACATTACCTTTTTCTAATGCACCTGAAAGACCACCCATAACGCCATCAATATTATTGTTAATATAATTGGCTTTTGAAGCGTT